ACAGGTGATGTAGGGCAAGGGCGAGGACGCGAAGCTGGCCGAGGGGCACCCCAGCGTGGCCCTGTTCGAAGCGCCGAACCCGCTGCTGTCCTCGAGCAAGTTCCTCAAGACCCTCACGCAGCAGTGGGCGCTGTGGGGCGAATCGTACCTCATCCTGTTGAAGGAGACCCGGGTGGAACGCCCGGGCTCGCAGGGCTCGCAGGTGGTGATGAAGCCCGTAGAACGCGTGGGCGGCGGCGAGGGCATGCTGGCCGAGGTCGAGGAGCCCGACGAGGTGTGGCCCGTGGCCGGTCACCTGGTCGAGGAGGTCGTCGACAAGGAGAAGGGCCCGCTGCCGTACAAATACCGCGTGCACACCGGCAACGGCGTGGAGGAGTTCCCCGCCCACGCTGTGGTGCAGATCGCGGACGCCAACCCCCACAGCGTGCTGCGCGGCGTGGGGCCCATGACCGCGGCCCTGCGCGACACCGCCAAGGCGTACCAGGTGGACCGCTACGACGAGGCGCTGCTGAGCAACGGCGGCACGCCGGGCGGCACGCTGTCGGTTGAGGGGCGCCTGTCGGACACCGAGCTGCGCGCGGTGCGCGGCGCTTGGCGCGAAGCGCACGAGCGACCGGACAGCCACCGCAAGACGGCCATCCTGCCCAACGGCACGAAGTACACCCCGCACGGGTTCACTCCGCACGAGATGGAGTTCAGCGGGTTCCGCGAGTGGCTGCGGCAGACGATCATGGCCACGTTTGGTGTGACGAAGCCCATCCTGGGCATCACCGACGACGTAAACATGAGCAACGCGCGGGAGGCTTACCGCGTGTTCTGGGAGACGACCATCACCCCGCTGGTGCGGTTCTTCGAGGACGAGCTGAACTTCAAGCTGTACCGCCGTGTGCGCGGTTGGCGCGAGTTCTCCTGGTCGCTGAACCTTGACGGTGTTGCCGCGCTGCGCGAGGACATCGACGCCAAGGTGGAGCGCACCATCAAGCTCTACAAGGACGGCCACCGCACGTTCGCTGAGGCGGCGATGCTGGCCGGCTGGGACCTGGGCGAACAGCAGCTCCAAGGTGCAGACGAGCGCTGGATCCAGACCAACCTGTTGCCGCCCGACCTGGCAGCAGAGGGCCCCCCTGAGCCGCCGGCGCCCGCAGAGGGTGACGACGACGAACCGGACGCGGACGAGCCCGACGACGACGACGAGCAAGACGCGGAGCCGGCCGACACCGAAGACGACGACGACGAGGACCGCTCCGTGCGTGACGCAGAGCCGGACGAGGAGCGCGACGCGTTGCTCGATCGGTACTGGCGCTCGCACGACGGATACCTGCGTGGCCGCGAGGCCCGCTTTCAGCGTGCGGTGTTCGGCCAGTTCCGCGCCTTCTTCCGCACGGTTGAGCAGCGCCTGGAGAAGGTGGCCGAGCAGGCCCGCACGGCGCCCGACACCACGCAACGCTACGTGGTGACCGAAGCCGAGCTCGAGCGCCTGCTGGACTACAACCTGGAGACCTGGAACGAAGCGATGGCGGCCGCGGTTGACCCCGAGTGGGTCAGCACCATGGTGACCAGCGCTGAACGGCTCCAGTTCGAGATCGGCGGGGGCGGCACCCTGCTGGCAGGCACCGACCCCGTGGTGCTGGACTTCCTGCGCACCAAACACGTGCAGATCGCCGAAGGCTGGACCAGCAGCCTGGCCAAGTCGTTGCAGAAGAAGATGGTGGCCACGCTGGCCACCGCGCCCGCCAACGTGTCCTCGCTGGCCAAGGCCATCGCTGAGGTGTTGGACGAGCTCAAGGACGACGTGAGCACCATGGTGGGCCAGTCGGGCCGCCGCGCGATGATGATCGCGCGCACCGAGGTGACCGCTGCGTCCAGCTTCGCCCGCACGCAGCAGATGCAGGAAGATGGCATCGACGAACACACGTGGCTGTCCAGCCGCGACGCGCAAGTGCGTGAGCACCACGTGGACCTGGACGGCCGCACCGTCACGGTCGGGCAGCCGTTCGGCTACAGCCTGCGCTACCCGGGCGACAACTTCGGCGCCGCCAAGGACGTGATCCAGTGCCGGTGCACCACCATCCCTGAGCTGCCCGAGCGGGCCGTTCCGAACATCTGGGACTTCACCCCCACGACCTGACCATGACCCTAAACCGCAAGCAACTCGCCGAGCGCATCGCCGCCGGTGTCGCCACCGTCGAGGAGATGGCCCCGGTGGGGTTCGACTTCGTGGCGGGCGTCAAAGCCAGCGACACAGAGCGCCAGTACCGCATGCACGCGGCGCCGGCGCTGCTCAAGGCTGCGGACGACGACACCCGCACGCTGTCGTTCATCGCCTCCACGGAGGCTGTGGACCGCATGGGCGACATCATCCGGGTCAAGGGCTGGGACCTGGCGTCCTACCGCAAGAACCCCATCATCCTGTTCCAGCACAACAGCGATTGGCCCATCGGCACCGCCAAGGTGAAGAAGGGCACGCTGCCGGGCGGGGAGAAGGCGCTGTTCGCGGATATCACCTTCGCCGACGCTGAGGTCAGCGAGATGGCCGAGCAGGTGTACCAGTTGGCCAAGGCCAAGGTGCTGCGCGGCAACAGCGTGGGCTTCATCGCCCGTGAAGCGCGCCGCCCGGAGTCCGACGAGGAGCGCGCCAAGCTGGGCCTGGGCGCGTACGGCGTCGAGTTCATCAAGGCCGAGCTGCTCGAGGACAGCGTGGTGAGCATCCCCGCCAACCCCGAGGCCGTGCAGATGGGCTTGCGCTCGCTGGTCTCCAAAGGCGTGCTGTCCCAGCCGCAAGCTGACGTGTTCGTCCACGACGTGCTGGGCGACCAGCCCTCCGACGTGTTCGACAACGTGCGGCGCAGCATGGTCGACATGGGCGCCGTGGCCGACAACCTGGCCGCGCTTGCAGACGAGGCAGACTCCAAGTCGGCTGACGACACAGACGACGCCGACAACAGCGGCGACGCTGGCGAGGGCGACGCTGGGGGAGTCGACACGGGAGAGCCGCAGGGCGAGCAAGGGCGCTCTGCGTCGGACGGCGAGCCCGGCGCCGCCCCCTCGAGTGCCGCCGCTGCCGAGATCCGCATGGTGGTGCGCTGCCCCTCCTGCGAACACGAACACGCTGTGGACCTGCCGGAGCTCGAAGTCGAGCCCGACGAGCAGCGCGCAGCGCAGAGCACGGACCCGGCGCTCGCCACCGTGCTCGCTGGCCTGATGGCCACCCAAACCGAACAGCTCGCGGCCACCCGTCAACTGGTGGACGCGCTGACCGACCTGACGCAACGGGTGCACGCCCCCGATCCGAGCACGGACGACGTTCCGGCCGGGCAGGGCGCTGATGCCAACGACGACCAGGACACCCCTGACCTTCGTTCCGTGCTCGAGGCCGTCGATGGCCTCAAGAGCGCGCTCGCGGCTGTGAAACGCCGCTGACCCCAACGCATCAGAACCGAAACCATGAACGCTGAAATGATCCGCAAGCTCGAGGAGCAACTGCGGACCGCCACCGACGCGCTGAACAGCGCCGCCGAGCAGTGGCAAACCCAAGCCTCCGAGGAGCGCACCGCCACCGAGGCGCGCATCAAGGAGATCGAGGAGGCCGTTACCTCCATCACCGCGCAGCTCGAAGAGCGCAAGCGCACCTCGCTGCCTGGCAGTGAGCCGGGAGCCACCGACGGCAAGTCGTTCTCGCTCGCCAAGGCGTGCGGCGCGATCATGCGCCGCTCGTGGGATGGCGCCGAGTTCGAGAAGGAAGTCTTCGACAACATGCGCCAGCGCGATATGAGCTCTGGCGTGGACGGCTCGGGTGGCTTCATCGTCCCCGACGAAGCCATCCCGCAGGTGATCGAACGCCTCAAGAACGAGATCGTGTCGTTCCGCCTGGGCGCCCGTGAGCTTCCGGCCACCGGTTCGCCGATCACCATCCCGCGCGTTGGTGGCTCTGCCACCGCCGTGTGGATGAGCGGCGAGAACGCCACCATCGCCGCCAGCGATCTCACCCTCGAGCAGATCACCATGACGCCCAAGACGCTGGGCGCCCGCGTGATCCTGTCGAACCAGCTCATGGAGCTGTCCATGCCGTCCGCGGACAGCATGATCGAGAACGACATCGCCAGCCAGCTCGCCATCGGCGCCGACACAGGCATCCTGCTCGGCAGCGGCGGCACTGGCGAGCCGCAGGGCATCATCACCGACGCCGACGTGCTCACCAGCGCCATCAGTGACCCGGTGGAGTACACCGAGCTGGTGGACATGGTGGACGCGCTGGCGCAGGCGAACAGCCTCCGCGGCCGTCTCGGCTGGGCCATGCACCCGGGCCTCTACGCCCAGGTGATGAAGGTGAAGTCGATCACCGACGGCGGCAGCGCCGGCTCGCCGGTGCTCGAGGTCACGCGCCACGCGGTCACCGAGAGCGCCCCGGACTCCATCCTGGGCTACCCGTTCGCCACCACCAACTCGTTCACCGCGAGCTCGGACGCGAACAGCGTGATCTTCGGCAACTGGGACGACGTCCTGGTGGCTATGTGGGGCGGCCTGCGCCTGGCGTCGAGCACGGAGGCGAACGAAGCCTTCGAGCGCGACCAGACGCACATCCGCGCCATCATGCGCATGGACAGCGCGCTCCGTCACCCCCAGTCGTTCGTCCGCGCCACCTGATCCTGGGCGGCACTGACCAACACGACTCCACCTATCACCTCAACTACGAGGACTGAACCATGGGCGCGAACACCGCCACCCCCAACACCTTCACCAAGCACGTTTCGGCGCTGAACGCGGCGACCGTCTCGGCCACCGGCAACGGCGTCGCTGTCGATACCCTCGGCTTCGACTCGGGCTGGGCCACCATCTCCATCAACGTCGGGGCCGTCACCGGTTCGGGCGCGGAGTTGGCGGTCAAGCTCCAGGAGTCCGACGCCTCGGGCTCGGGCTACGCCGACATCACCGGTGCCACCTTCACCACCATCGAGAGCGACACCGCGGGCACCTTCAACAAGGTGCTCACCGGTTCGGTGCAGCTCAACGGGCGCAAGCGTTACCTGCGCTTGGCGCTGACCGAAACCGGCACCTTCTCGGCGCCGATGAGCGCCACGGCGATGCTCTCCGGTCCCTCGGTCTCCACCAAGGCCAACGGCACCTGGGAGTTCACCGTCACCAACTGACCCTCTGCTGGCGGGGGGCCGAACCCGCCAGTGCGTTGACCTGACAACGCGGGCCGCCGACGTGCCTGTCGGCGGCCCATTCCACTCAGCACCGAACACCACCCCCAAGAGGCACCCACCATGTCGAAGCCCAAAGCACTCGAGAGCCTGGACGACAAAGCGCTCGAAGCCCTCGCCGCAGCAGCCACCGAGGGCAGCAAGCCCACCCTGTTCATCGTCCGCGCAGGCAAACGCCTGTACTGGCCGGCGGACCCCAAAATCTTCCCCATGCCCGGCGGCGACACCGCCAACGGCTGGGCCGCGCGCCTGCGCCGGCACCCGTTCGTGCGTGGCGAGGCGGGCTACGTCGTGGACCCCTCGGCGCCCCACGAGGCGCACTTCCTGCGCGGCCAGGGGCACAAGCTCGACCCGGTGAGCGGCATGGGCCGCCGTGCGCCCAAGCGCGCCGACGAGATCGACGACCCGGCCGTGCTGGCCTGGATCGATCGCCAGGCGGCCGCTGCGCCGCCCCAGGCGGCCCCGGAGGGCTCCGACGACACCGAGGGCGGCGGAGACGCCGGAGGCCCGCAGGGCGGCAGCCAGGAGCCCTCTGGGGGCGCTGGCGAAGTGCCCGGCGTCGAGGGCAGCCTGTTCCGCCCGCTGGAGGGCCCGGCGGGCCCCTGGGCCGGCGTGTACCGCGAGGCCGAGACCGACGCCGTCACCCACCTGCTGCCCAGCGCCGAGGGCGCCCAGCCGGTGGCCTTTGCCGACGTGCCCGAAGAGGAACGGCCCGAGGGGCTGTGATGCGCTGGCGCAACACCAGCGACCAGGCCATCCGGTGGCCCGGCGGCGAGTTGCGCGCGGCCCCCGGCGAGGTCTTCGAGGACTTCGCCGAGGGGGCCGGCGTGACGGCCGTGCAGGCCCGCATGGCGCGCTCGTGGCTGACCGGTGACCGCCACCGCATCGTGGGCGCACCGGGCGAGCAGATCACCGCCAAGGGCAACGAGATGCCCGAGGAGCTGTTCAACCACGTGCGGTCCATGAACCGCGGCGTCTACGAGGCGCGCACCGCAGCCGAAGACGCACCCGCCGACCAAGCGCAGCTCGAGCGTCTGAGCGACCCCCACGAGTGACGTAGCCCCCTATGGCCATCATCGAGCTCACCACCGCCACCCGCGTGAAAACGGCGCTGGCAATCGACCCCACCGATACCGCGCAAGACACGTGGATCGCGGCGGCCATTCAGTCCGTGTCCCAGCGCTTGGAGCTGCACATGGACCGGCCGGTGGAGCTCGTGGAGCGCACGGAGGAGTACGACGTGCACGACGGCCGGCAGGCCACCGTGTTCCTCCGTGCGTACCCCATCACCAGCGTGGCCAGCATCAAGAACGACCAGCGGTGGGACTGGGCGAGCACGGTGGCGCTGACCGCGGACGAGGACTACCACGTGGACTCGGCCAACGGTCAGGTGCACCTGAACTTCCAGCCGGCCGCGGGCGCCAAAGCGTTACAGGTGGTCTACACCGGCGGGCTCGCGGCCAACACCGCGGACCTCATCACCAACTACCCCCTGATCGCGCAGGCGGCTGACTTGCAGATCGCTGCCATGTTTCGCCGTCGCTCTGCACCGCAAGGTGCGGCTGTGGCCGGCAAGCAAGGCGGCAGCATCACGCACGAAGCTCCGCTCAAGCTGATCCCCGACGTACGCGAAGCGCTCGCCAGCCTCCAACGCTTGCGGTTCGGCATCTGATGAGCCTGTACTCCCAAGTCCGTGGCGGCGGTTTCGCTGCCACCATCGACGCGCGCCGAGTCGGCCGCGCACTTGGTGCGTTCCCCGTGCAGTTCGGGCGACGCGCCAAGCGCGCGTTCGTCAAGGGGGGTGTTGTGTGGGAGCGCGAGATGAAGATGGACTTCGTGGGGTACTCGGGCGTCTCTGGCGCCACGCTCCAGAACCGCAGCGGCAACCTGCGGCGCACGGTGCAGTACCGCGTGGAGGGCGACACGCTGCGCAAGCTGTCCCTCGTGCTCCAGGCCGGTGACAACCGCACGCCGTACGCGCTCGCGCAGGAGTACGGCGCGGTGATCACGCCGGTGAACGGCAGCTACCTGACGGTGCCCATGGACGACGCGCTGACGCCTAGCGGAGTGATCCGCGGCGACGCGCTGATCCGTGGCGGCGGCGACGACTACTACACCGACCGCGGCCCCACCAGCATCATCGAAGTCAACGGCACGCTGTTCGTGACGGACGGCGGCGAGGATGGCGAGGACCCGCGCTTCCTGTACGTGCTCAAGGACGAGGTGGTCATCCCCGGCCCCGAGTCGGACGGCAGCGAGTCGCGCTTGGGCGCGAACCGCAAGGCCACCATGATGGTCAACGAGGACCTGGTGTTCTTCCTGCTCGACGCCGTGGACGACACGTTGCGGGGGAGTCTCTGATGGTGCTCGTCACCTCCACCGGCTACGGGCGCGCTGTCGGCGTGTTCGACCTGGCCCCCGAGTTCCCGGTCGAAGAGACCAGCATGCGCACGGGGCAGCAGAGCCCGCTCGAGGCTGGCGTGTGGCAGCGCCGCCAGGAGGCCAACAGCGTCGGCGACGTGGACCTGGTGGACCACGTGCGGCAGTGGCGCCTCAACTGGCGCAACGCAACGCGCGACGAAGCCAACCGCCTGCGCGAGCTGCACCAAGCGACCCGCGGCCGCGGTGGCCTGCTGCTGTACTACCCGCCGCAGGAGTCCGACGCGTCCAACCTGTGCCCGAGCCCGGAAAACTTCCGCTCGCCGGTGTGGAAGCGCCTGACCACCGACACCAGCGTGGACGAGGACGCGACGGCCTCGCCGTCCGTGGTGGCTGGCTCCAGCTACCTGCTGCGCAACGCCGGCGGCGCTTCGGAGCCTGCGGGCATCAGCGCCAAGCTCACCCCCTACCCCAGCACGGGCACGGTGTTCGCCGGCACGGTGTACGTGCAACGGCCCTCGAGCAACCCTTCGGGCTACGCCACCATCCGGTTCCGTAACGCCACCACGGGGGACACCGACTTCGCCACCTACGCCTGGAACGGCAGTGCTTGGGCGTTCGACACTGGCAGCTCCGATGGCGTCGCGCAGGTGGTGCCCTCTGGCGCTTGGACCCGCATCGCTTACATCAGCGTCGCCGGCACCGAGGGCGGTGGCGTGCCGGTCGTGGGCACCTTCCCCGAGAAGCGCTACCTGGAAGTCGAGACGGGCAAGACTGGCGCCGTGGAAGCGGGCAAGGACTTGCTTATCGCTGGCGCGCAGCTCGAGGAGACCAAGTCGGCCACCAGCCTCACCGGTGCGGGGCAGTACAACAGCGTGCGCCGCCACGTGCTGGTGCGCATCATCGACGAGCCGCTGCGCATCGAGCGCTGGGGTCCGCGCAACTACCGCATGAGCGTCACGCTCGAGGAGGTGCCCAGTGCCCCCTAGTTCCGAGCCGTTCAAGCTCCAGGTTCTGCAAGCGCTGCTCGCGCAGCTCCAGGCCATCGCGGAAGGGTCCACGTACTTCAACACGTTCGTGGACAGCTACGTGTCGTTCACCAACCTGGCGCCGCCGTCCGCGTCCGGCTACCCGGCCATCTTCTTGGCACCGATGCGCACCGGCTACGACAACAGCCGCGGCCGCGTGGTGCGCACCGAAGAGGGCGAGATGCGCGTGCAGGTGACTGCGCTAGACCGCACTGCCAGCGACGTGGTGGAAACGATCGAGCGCCTGATCTACGACGTGAAGACCGCCATTCACGCCGACCCCACCCTGGGTGGACTTGTGATCCACACCAAAATCATCAGCGACGAGTCGCTGTACCCGACCGTTTCGGACAACCCCATCTGCGGGGCAGACCTGGTGCTTCAAATCAGCTACCGGGCGAGCCGCGCAGACCTCACCAGCATCGCAACCTGACCGGAGTACCCCATGGTCTTCCATCGCTTTGACCGGCAGATCCTCGTGGCAACCGAGTCCACGGAGGGTACCGCCGAAACCATCGCCGTCGGCGACTTCGTGGAGTGCCTCGAAGACGTCAGCTACACCATCACGCCGTTCTCGCTCGAGCGCCCGCTTGTGCGCCCGGCGTTCACGTCCATCCCGCAATACTTCGCCAGCGTGGGCATCGCTTCCGGGCAGCTCACGGTGTCGCAGATCGAGTTCACCTTCACGGTGGAGCTCACGGCGAACTCGGCCGGCAACGCTTCGGCTGACCCCGGCTGGGATGCGCTGATGATCGCTTGCGGCATGGAGAAGTTCACCGGCGTCAAGGGTGAGGTCATCACCGGCAGCACCATCACCAACGGCCCGGTACTTCACCGCGAGCAGGTGACGGACAGCTCGGAC